ATTAGTGCAAGAAATAACTCAGGACGCGGATTCTGATGTAAAATGGGATGACGAAGCCATTAAAGTATTGCAAGAAGCATCTGAAGCTTACTTGATAGAACAATTTCAAGGATGGAATAAGAATGCGATACACGCAAATAGAACTCACATCAATCCTTCTGATATTCCCATAGAGACTAAACTCAGATCCGGAAACGTCGATCATGTTGGATATGCAAGAAAGAAATAAAAATATCTGATTAAAGAAGGAAATGAAAAAGGAAGAAATTGAAGAGGAAGAAATGAAAAACGGAAGAAATAAAAAAATGATAAAGCATTGGCGCCAATGCTTTATGTTAGGTTTGCAGAAAACGAAATGTTAATTTTTCGTATCCAGATAGAAAAATTTGTTAGCCATCTTTTTTGGTGGGATTTCTCTATTTAGTTGGATGGCTACTTTGTCCACCTCTGGAGGTCAAATGTATAGAGAAATCAGGAGAAGCCCTATGTTGCCCAGGACTCCATACATTTATTTTCTGAAACAAAGGAGAGCCGATTATTTAGAGCTCGAGTTCAACGACGTTGTTCCAATACTATACAAAGAGTGGGCAGAAATGTCAGAAGAGAATAAGGCAAAGTGGAGAGAAGCAGCACAAATCCACATGCTATCCAAATAAAAAACTAATAAATAGATACAATTTAGTGTATCTATTTTTACATTGAACTATGCGACATTATTAAAATCCTCGTGTAAACGCCGTCCAAATAAAAAACTAATAAATAGATACAATTTAGTCTATCTATTTTTACTGCATAGCATATGGAGAGAAGCAGCACAAATCCACATGCTATCCAAATAAAAAACTTTAATAGATACAATTCCGTGTATCTATTTTTGATTATATAATTCGATGGCTACATGTTTTAGAATCCTCGTGTGAACGCCACTTCTCCTGTTATTGGAGCGTTTGATATACAATGGCCTGAAGATCCAATTACATAATAATTAACATAACATGTTGTTCCTACTGCACCATAATATGGTACTTCGGCGAATTGATAACATGGACAAGGACCACCTACCGTTGGATTTTCATTCATAGTTGCTATGTTTGGATACCAGCGTTGAGCAAGATTAGGATGTACACCTGGACTTCCATTGACAGTAACTGCTATATTAAAAGTACTGGTATTATTTAGAAACAAAATTATCATACCAGCATAATTGTAATATAATGGGTTACCAGAAGAATTATAAACACCATTATTTTGAACACTACTCGTATCATTGCAATTAAGCATGTAAATATTATTTGAATGTGTAACATTTGTACTGACATTCGATCCACCACAAACATAATTTATCTGTAATTGCGCTGAATAATATGCTCCGGGAAATAAATATTTAATAGGCATGTTCATTCCGCTTTCTGTTAAAATAACTGATCCGGTCGCAGGTATCGTAGTTGTGTATATTGGAGTACCATTCGATGGAACTGTATATAAAGATACGGTCAAAGTTGCTCCTGTAGGTGGTTGTGTAAAAGTATAATATATAGCTATTGAACTGTCTCCTGAAGTTGTTGGAATGATAGTTTCTATAGTAGGTCCCGTTAGATCACAACACGTATGACTATTGCAAACTGCGGGTGATGTACAATCACCAGCTACATTACATTCTATACATGTATTAGTAGTTGTATTGCATTGATGGGCTCCAGTTGTACAATCTGTATTTGCGAGACATTGGACGCATGTATTGTTGGTGGTACAAACAGGAATGTTTGTTGGACAATCTCCAGGAGCCATGCAAGCAACGCAGGTATGATTAGTGGTATTGCATATATGAACTCCAGATGGACAATCTCCATCAACATTACATTGAGTACACGTGTTATCTGGATTACATACAGGACTGCCTATTGGACAATCTGAAGGCACCAAACAAGCAACACATTTATCTGTTCCAGTATTGCAAACAGGTGTAGCTCCTTTACAAATATTATTCAAAATACATCCTGTCGTAGTTGAGGACGTAGTTGTTGTAGTTTTTCTCGCTCTTATGAGAAAATAAAACAATATGACAAATAGTATTATGATTATAACAATTACTATTATTACGACGGCTGTACTTGGAGATCTATTAGAATATGAATTGTAAATAGTATTGTATTCCCCTCCCTTATTATATTCATCTATGTTTCTAGCTTGAAAATCAGCATAGCTTTGTGCCGACATTATTTTTATCTGAAGACCCCGAGTTTTTATGTGAAGAAATGAAAAATAACGAAATAAAAGTCCCGAATTAAAAATCAACATAAAAATTGGCAGAGGATGGAGCCCCTGCCAAATGAAGACGTCTTTCTACCAAAGGATCAGACATATGTTGTCGGTCTAACAGTAAAATCAGGCGAAAGTAATCCCTCGCTTCAAATTTACTTTGCATCCATAACTGAAGCTATCATATCTATGTTTCATCCTAGTATGCAGAATTTCTTGGCATCGGGTAAGGAAGCATCAGAACAAGGAGATACTTCCTTTGATGACTCCCTCGAAATCTATCTTAATGTTTTCTTTGTCAAAGAACAAGTTGTAGTGAAAAGACCTCAGAATATGGGCTCTAACAGAGAAAATCTTAGAGTTCAAAATCTCATCAACAATCCCAAAACAAATATCTTTAGAGAAAGGGATGAACTTCAAAATGCTATCCAACATGACTGTCATCTAGAAGGAACACCTTCATTTCTTATCGACGTGCCGGTTTACTTTGATTTGACGGCTATCAAGACAAACTTTGGCAGAATACTCCACATGATGGACGCCAGAACCGAAGCTTATAAAGCCATGGACAAATATCTTCCAGATTTCTTAGAGGTAGCAAAAGATATAAATGGACGACTTAATGGCTTAGTATTTTGTGATCTAGATTTGCTTATTCATGTTGAATCTTATATTTTGAATAAGGATGCTTTGGTTGATGTTATAAGAAAATATATGAATGAAAATTATGGACTCATCGGTGATACATTTGATTCAACTGAAGTCAGCAGACTTGGATATATGACTTTGGCTCAGATAATATCATATGTGAGAAGCACATTGCAAGGTGATAAGGATTCTTATCTGACAAAAGTTAATATTAAAGCCATAGAAACTTCAACTGGTCTCGACTTGTCTCCTAAATCTATAGTTCCTAGTTTATCTGTAGTCACCTCTAAATCAAGACCTACGGTAGGTCCTTTTGGAGATCCAAATGAGCCTATGGGTATTGATGCTTTTCAAAATATACCCTATGACGTCTTACGTTTGATTGGGTTAAACATGGATCTAGAATCTATCAATCGAGCATGCAGAACATCTCAGATATTTAACAATACCTTTTGCTCTTATGGTCCAAACAATGAAAACTTTGCCAGAGCAGAACTATTTTGGCTTGAAAAGACTAGAAGAGACTTTGGCGAAGAAGCCATAAATAAACACGAACTTATAGAAGACGAAATGTCTCGTGGTATAAATACTATGGTAATACGACCTAGACGAACATTTCTAGAATATTATAGATCTATAGTTGGAGCTGGACTCAGCGACCGTCTCTCCGTGATTACTAGAGGTCTCACTACATTACAACTGCTTCAATTGTGGTGCTTATTAGACACTATTAAAATTGTTAGAAATAATGAAGGTGTTCAAGAAATAACGAGATTAATTCCTGATATACCTTATGAATTTGTACCTGCTGGACGTCAGAGACCGGCTCAAACAGCTCATACTGGATTAACTCCTATTGTAGACTTGTTAGAGCAAGTAGGTGGCAGAAGTAGAACTGCTCTACGCAAGTATTTGGATGGTACACGTACAGATGCTGGAGGAGAACCTCCCGTTTTAGATTTGATTTCTGCTTCTCGAAGAGAACCTATTCAAAATGCATCTAGGTTAGCTGCAATTAATTTTATGGGTCCGAGAACAAACAATCCATACGGCGCTAACACTCTGGCTGGATTTAGATTAGAAGAGCGTCGTCCTCAAATTATAGATTGGTTGAGGCCATTTATCGAATTATTGAATAACAATGACTATCTCATATATGTCCCTTCACATATAATTCGAGATATTCTCATGGAATTATCAGCAGGTGGCAGCGTGAGTATAATATATCTTTTGCATGAGTTGGTTGAGGACAAAACCAAACAAATAAGAACTATCTCCAGAAAAAATACAGTTGGTCCTTCCACCATCACTCCCATTTATTCTTTAGATGATAGATCTAGACTAATTGTCAAGCGACTTCTCGTTAAGTTATTTAATATGAGCGATAGAGATAAAGAACCAGGTCCGAAACAACCATATGGTCCATTTGCTCAACCTTTAGCTCCAACTCAAGGTGAACTAGATAATCCATTTGATCCACGGAATCAACAAGCTCAGTTAGACGTTCTGCCCCAACCTCAACAATTTCAACCTGGAGTTAACCCGTTTGGCCAACCTCCACAATAATAGCAATCAAAAAATTTAACATTCACTTGATGTTAAATTAAAAAATCACGAAAATAAAATCACAAATTAAAATTCAAATCGGAAATACAGAAAAAGAAACAAATGGAGCCTCTAAACGATGTCTTCTTGCCAGAAGGCAAAACTTACATAGTTGGTCTGACAGTGAAATCGGGAGAGACAGATCCTTCGCTTCAAATTTATTTTAACAGTATTACTGAAGCCATTATTTCTATGTTTCATCCTAGCATGCAAAGCTTTTTAGCATCAGACAAACAAACATCGAGTCAGGGTGATGTTACTCTTGATGATTCTATTGAAATATATTTGAATGTCTTCTTTGTTAGAGAGCAAGTAATAGTAAAGAGACCACAAAATATGGGCGCCAATAGAGAAAATCTTCAAGTCCAAAAACTTATTAGCGAATCTAAGACAAATATATTCAGAGAAAGAGATGCACTTCGAGATGCTATACAACACGATTGCCATTTGGAGGGTACTCCGTCGTTTCTCATAGATTTTCCTGTACATTTTGATTTGACGGCCATCAAAACGAACTATGGTAGAATATTGCATATGATGGACGCTAGAAATGAAACATACAGAGCAATGGATAGAGATTTGCCACATTTTCTAGAGATAGCCAAGGACATTGATGGTAGATTAAACGGATTGGTGTTTTGCGATCTCGATCTGCTTATTCATACACATTCTTATATTCTGGATATGAGCGCATTAGTCGATTCCTTGAGAAGATATATGAACGACAATTACGGATTAGTCGGCGATTCTTACAATCCAGCCTTGGTGAGCAGAAAAGGTTATATGACTTTAGGTCAAATAATAGCCTACGTAAGAAGCGAACTGACTGAAAATATGGATCTCTATCTCACAAATGTTAGCGTTAAGGTTGCAGAACCCACATCAGGACTAGATATTGTAGGGTCTATTACTCCTAGATTATCTCCAAAATCACCTGTTAGAATAATACCTACTGTTAGACAAATACCTACGATAGGTCCTTTTGGAGATCCAAATGAAGCAATATTCTCTAAATCTGGGATAGCAATTGATACATTTCGAGGTGTACCTTATGATGTCTTGAGACTAATAGGATTAAACATGGATCTAGAGTCTATTAACAGGACATGTAGAACCTCCAAAATATTTAATTCCACCTTTTGCTCTTATGGTCCAAACAATGAAAACTTTGCCAGAGTAGAATTATTTTGGCTGGAGAAGGTTAGAAAGGACTTCGGAGAAGAGGAAGAAATGAGTAATGCTAATGCGCCAGAAGCTGATAGTCCCGAGGCTTTAATTGAATCCCCTAAAATGACATGGATAGATTATTATAAATATTTGGCTGGGCCAGGACTCGCCGGCATTACAAACACAATTCGTAGAGGTCTGACAACTTTACAGTTGTATCAATTGTATTGTCTCCTGGATAATTTTTACATAGTTGGAGATATAGCGGCCAATGGAACCGTTGGCTTGCTTCCTAATAGACTCGTTGCTATTCCTGAACGGGGCCGAGCCCAAGAAAATCTAGTTGCTAACACTGGCTTAGCCGATGTTCTCCCAGTGTTGTATAATATGGGTGGATCAATAGAGACAATAATTCGTATATATCTACAAGGAAGACAAGCAAATGCTGCTGTAATGAGGCCTACTCTAAATATATTGAAATTTCAAGGAGGCAACGCCAATTTTTCGAATATAAAGGTAGCAAATCCGTTTAGAGCTATCACCCAAAGAGGACAACAATTGGAAGCAACTAGGCGAGAAATCATAAATCTACTCCGTCCATATATGGAAATACTGAAGACTAGGGATTTTACTATACGAGTCAAACCTATAGACTTGTTAAACATAATTAAAGTACTAGGAGTAGGAACTGGCCTAAACTATGGATTGGTCAAAGATAATGTATCAGAAGATATAAGCCGACCAATATACACTCAGAGTAGAGTTGTTCCGGCCGGAAGAGGAAATCAGGTTGCACAAATACAAATTTTCGATTTAATAGACAGATCAAAACGGCTAGTTAGAAGTATTATTCTTAAGATGTTTAACATGAGCAATCCTGATAGTGAACCAGAACTTCTTGTCCCTATAAATGTTCACAATTACAACAATGCAGACATAGGACAACCGCTAGAAAATCCATTTGGTGGACAACCGCTAGAAAATCCATTTGGTGGACAACC